CTCGCCGCTGGCGCCGTTGTTCTCGAAGAGGTTGCGGGTCATGTCAGTGCCTTCCTGGTGCTTGAGGTTCTCGGGGTCCTGCTCGGCGTCGTCGCTTTGTGCTACGGCGTCGTCCTTCGGCGGTGCTTCGACCGAGGCCGGGTCTTTCTTGAGGGCCTCCTCGATCATGTAGTAGACGACATCCTTCTGGGTCTGGTCCAGGGAGTCGAAGACCTCCTGGGCCGTCTTGTCGCCCTCGGGCGCCGTCTCTCCGTCAGCGTGCTCGACGACAACCTCTTCGCCGTCGGACTTCGGGACGAGATCCTCGTGATTGAGCGTCAGGCCTGTGTAGATGACAGCCTCACCCTCGACGATCTCGACACTGTCGTCACCGTCATGACGGATGTACACGTTGTCGATCATCGCGCCGGGATTTGCGCCCGCGATCACGAGACTGACTTCCTTGATGTCACCGTGCGAGACGTTCTTGCTCTTCTCGACCAGGTGGTTGGCGAAGATGGAGAGCGCGTCGATGTCGTCGTGCTCCACCATGATCTTGGAGTTCTGACCCTTCGGCGTACCGTTGAAGTAGCCGTAGACGTAGACCCCCTTGTCGCGGTACTCCAGCATCGCGTGCCCGAGAATGTTCTCCGGGTCGTTGTGCTGGTGCTGCCAGACGAGCGGGACCTTCACTCCGTCCATGTGCTTGAACGCGCTGGGCTTGATCGTTCGGCCGTCGGTGCACAGCGTGTCATGCACGGTCGCGTAGCCGCTGAAATCTGCTGCCCTAGCTCCCATTTTGATTGGTCACTTGTCCTTCCATGATCTGCTTGACTCTCGAGCCAGGTGCGGCTTCAATCGCCAATGGTGGTTTTGCTGGATCGATCTGTGCCGGCGCTGAACCTGCCGGTGTTGCTGGTGCAGCTGGATCTGGCTCTGGAATGTTCTTGTTCCGGAGCTCGTCGGCCTTCGGATCCTTGGAAGGACGAATGCCTAGGATTCCACGCATCTCATTCCCGGTCACGATCTCATTGCGGGTGAACTTGTCCGCAATCTCAGCGAGGGACGCAATCGGTACGAGCTTGAACGGATCCCGAATGTACACGATCGACTGCAACTGAGTCCGGGCCGTCTTTGTTAGGAAGGTCCGTCTCATGCCCCCTGCGATTGCTCCCAGGATGGGCTCGATCGTGCGGTTGTAGTAGTTGAGCATGGTCGCCTCATCAGCGGTTCCCGTCATGACATCGGCGGTGATGCCCAGCTGGCCGTAAAGCATCTCGGTTAGGTACTGGACCTGGGTGAGCAGGTTGTTCTCTGCCGGGCGGTTCAACTGGGTGATCTTCTCCGTGGCATCGATGTAGCCGACACCGTACTTGGAGTTCTTCATCTGATCTTCGAGCGTGGTTCGTCGTAGCTCGGCTTGTGCCTTCCGAGTTTCAGACTTCACCGCGTACGGCATCTGGATGATGATGTCAATCTTTCCAGAACCCGACTGATCATCGACGGCATCGAGGAGATTGAGCTTCCTGATGAGTCTTTGCAGAGTCGAGTTCGGCTCGTTCATCACCGAGTAAAGCGGATTCTCGATGATGGTGATGAGACTCTTCGGAAGCGTGATGTCTTCCTTGAGCCCCGAGAGTTCGTTGTAGACACGGACCGTCACCTTGGTTGGGTACCAGGTAACAATCTCACCTACGCGCAAAGAGCGGATGTCGTACCCGCCAGTAGCCAGTGGGCTGACCGATGTCTCGATCGGAACGATAGCGACCACGCCTTTATCGCACATGGTCATCACGATGTCCTGCCGAAACGCTCGTGCTTCCTGGTCCATGTTGGCTTCGACGTTCAGGCACTGATTCAGCCCGCTGTCGATAGCCTCCTGGAAGTATCCGTTCTCGTCGAGTCGCGCGTGATACATGTTCACCGCGGCAACGTCGATCCCCATACGCATGATGGTTGCGTTGACGATGGATCGCTCGTTCGTGAACATGAAGCGCGACTGACCGGGACGATTCCCATAGCTACTCGCGCCGTACTCGTAGAAGCTGCTGCTATCTTGGCTGCTACTTGTAAACGCGTTCCATGCATGTTTGAGTTGGTCACGAATACCCATTGCTCACCTCCCTTCGTCTATTGATCACTCCATGTTCTCCTTGTTCGCCTTGAAAGCTACCCAAGCGTCAAGCAATGCCGAGACATTATCGATCTTCGCATCCTGTCGCAGCTTCATGAGCTTACGGTTGCCGTTGGTGTCCTGCATGGTGATGGCGTTACCCATGGCAAAGGTCATCAGACCCTCGTCGAAGATGAGAAGGCGCTCGCCACTGAGATGCTTCAACTCCCCGAGAGGAACCGACTCAGTCTTTGCGCCCTGGATGACCTTCTCAACGCCGAAGGGCCCGTTCTCTTGGACCCACCGCTCGACAAACTCCTTCGCGTTGTAGGGGTCGTACCCTAGCGCGCGAACGTCATACTCCATCGTTTCGATGTGCTGCTCGAGGTCGTCGTAGACCTCCATCATGTCGAGGACTGTGCACTCAAGAACGTGCAGACTGCCCTCTTGGATGAACTCCTCGTACTTCGCGCGCATGGCGCCCGGGAGTTTGTGCAGCGTGAGCGACGAGATGTAACTTCGAGTCTTGACTCCGAACTCGAAACCTCGAAGCGGGAATAGGAACGTGAACGCGCAGAAGTCATCACCCATTGAAAGGTCCGCACCCATAGCGCACGTCATCCCCTTGAATCTGTGGGGGTGTTTCGTATGTGGGAGCGTCTCGTCGTAGGTGAAGAAGTACGTGAACCCCTCCATCGGAATCCCAAACCTCTTAGCGAGGATGTCGTTCCTAGCAGCAGGCGCATTCTCTGCACGTTGCACGTCCATCTGGTACGTCTCGTAGGTTACGGTCAGCCCGATGTTCGGCTGGGCCTTCACCCACATCGCAGGATCCGCAACTTCCTCGAGTTCGTCCAGCTTGTAGTGCCAGATCGAGTAGTGCGGTGCGTAGAACTCGCCCTTAAGAATCTTAGCTAGTTCCATTTTGATAGTGTCGCCACTACCGTTCCGAACAGTTCCTTCTGAGCTGATAGCAACGATCAGATAGTCGTCCAACTTCGACGCACCCTGTTCGATTGCCCCAACAACATCCTCTCGAACGTCACCGGACAGCCACTCGTCGACCGTCGACACCTTAGGGCGGAGACCCTGTAGTTTGTTGATCGACATGGGCCGGATCTCGAGAAGAGACCCAGTCAGGAAGTTCTCAATGCCCTTCTTGGTGGACACCAACTTCTGGCGAAGAGCCCGAGAGCCCGTCGTGTTCTGAAGCGAACCCTCTGTGAGGAACTTGAAGAGCGGTCCTCGTGATCGGGTAATCGCCGTCCGAAAGGGTGCCATCACCTCTTCGGCCTGCTTCATTGTTGGCGCGGTGGTGATCTGATGCGTTGTGTCCGTGTCGATGTTGAGGAAGTAACTCTGAATGCACTCCGCATACATCGACTTGGCCGCTCCACGAGCAACGATCAGGTACTGCTTTCGTACAAGGCGGATCTTGACTCGCTTGTGGACGAAGTGCCCCTCGCGCCCGTGCGGGCTTGGGACGTAGACCGTACGGTCATCGAAGTAGTACCAACCGAAGATCTCTTCTGCCCACACCTTGAACGAATCTAGCAGGTGAAGATCAGTCCCGTCGGTGAGGGTCAGCTCCCCTTCGCAGTAAAGCACGAATCCCTCAACGGCAAGATCGTCGTAGTAGTAATCGGGGTTGGCAATGAGGCCGTCGATGCGGTTCATCTCCATTGCGATCTCGCGGTTTACAGGTATCTCACCGCGGAGCACTTGGTCGCGAAAGCGTCCATAATAAGTAGGTGTTGCCGTGTTCGACAGGCCCATTACACACCTCCCCTCTTACTTCTTCGTGTCTACCTTGGGCGCGACGATCCCTCTCTTGGCCAGCTGCTTGGTAGCAACTCCCGTGAGAAGAACCTTCGCCTGCTGTTTGCCGACGTCGACCAGGATGTCGGTCACGAACTTGATCGCTGCCTCCTTCTTGCCCGGAGGTGCCTTCGTCAGGGTGGCGAACTTCCGCTCCATGTCGATGCGGTTGATGGCCTTCCGAAGATCTTCGTCAGAGATCTCGTGGGTCTTCGGCTTTGGTTTGGTGGTCAGTTGGCCTTTGCTGATCCGTCCAGACTTGTCCGTGGACAATTTGCTGGTGATGACTGTCTTAGCCGGTGCCGGTTTTGACACCTTTGCCGGAGGGCCGG